TTTATTAGCAAGTTCTTCTACTTGTTCATAAGTCGGATATTCTGGATAATCCATTTTTACCGTGTTCATAGAATTCTCATTCCAACAACGGGCAGTATCATATTCGATACTGAACTTATCATTAGCAAAAGAGTATGCCTGCTTAAAAATTTCAAACCGTAATTCGTAAGGTGTCATTTGTTTACTCCTGTGTGTGTTTATGTGTGTAAGGCAAGATTAAAGTCTTGCCAAGAGCCCCTAGACAGAATTGAACTGTCGTCTCCGCTTTACAAGAGCGGTGCATCACCACAATGCTTTAGAGGCATTTTGCTCATAAAGAGCAGCGGAAAGGGTGGGATTCGAACCCACGGATGCTTTCACATCGCTAGTTTTCAAGACTAGAGCCTTCAACCACTCGACCACCTTTCCAAGGTGAAAATAATACTATATGTGATAATTAATAACAAATAAAAAAAAATTATTTTTTATTATGTATGTACATAATACCAGCAAATGGTACGATTGTCAACCCACATCCACAAATAAAAAGAAAGAAAGGACTTGCTGCTAGTGTCTCAACAAGATGAAAGATCATCTTCCTCTCCAGTTCTTGTATTCATAATACATGTATTGGTCCACTTCGTCAAGTCCTTGTAAAGGGGCGTTAACATTCCAAATAGACCATTCTTTGCAAAACTGTTTAATATCTATATTGTTTACAATATTGTGCCCATACATTCTCACAAAAGAAGACATTGCAAAATTGTATCTTTGTTTATTTGACATATGCATAATTAAGTCCCCAATAAATCCACAAACTAATTGTAGAAAAATATATTAAGGATAATACAAAAAGTGTTTTAGTCATCTTCTTCGTCCTCGTAAGTTGATGGTTCTTCAAAGAGTTCATCCATTTTCTGTTGAAAAACTCTTTGGTATAGTTCTTGTAAGTCTTCTTCGGTGAATCTTACCATTCTCTCTATAAGGATATTTTTAACCAGGGTAATAGAGGAGGAATAACACCAACTAATCTTAAAAGTCCCTCAGCAAATAAAGCAAGAACCACCCAACCGACGCACATACTAATGATAGAAGCATTACGGTTGTGTCTTCTGATAGCATCATCGATCATCTCCTGAACTTCAGAACGGGTAATAAACTCTTCTTGTTCGTGCATCATTTCTCGTCTCCAAGAAACTTTGCAAGAGGATCTTTGCGGGTTTTTAAAATCTCACATGCTCTATAATAAAACATATTATTGGTGTTACCAGAGGCTTCAAAAGTTGCCTTGATCTTCACCCAATTTTCATAGGTGTGTTGATCCATAGGTTTGTCCCTGTGATACTATTATATACTAATCACAGACACTTCAAAGTCAACTTTTTGTGTTCATATCGTAACACTGTTGAAGAAATTATTAAATTTGTAAGTTATCTTAACGGAAAGAACAGGAATCGAACCTGCGAGGGCGTTAACCCCAGCCGCTTTCAAGGCGGTGTCCTCGACCAACCGGACTCTTTCCAGTAATAGGTTCAACGAACCTCAAAATCCAAACGCTTTACTTTGCGTTGGCGTCTTGCCTCTTGCCAGGCAATATCTTGTGAAGTCAGAACATTTGATTTTTGTTCTTTCTGAATAGAGTTTAGCATAACAATACGAGATAAGTCAACTGCTGAAACTTTATCTCCACGGATCGTTGCCATATTAGGACATCCACAAGTGACTGTTTTTGATGGGTGTCCTGTTAATTCTTTATTGCAATCTTTGCATCTTATTGAAATCATTATTCTTCATCCTATTCATTGTAAGTGAGACCTTAACATCCAAATAAACTTACCGTGAGACTCCATCAAATCTTGAACTAGATTAGCAGTTGCATATTGCTTTTGTGCTTCGGATTCCTCTGAAATCTCTTGCATCATTTCACAAAACTTTTCATTATTTTCAAGAAGTTCTTGAAGCATTTCTCTTGCTCCAGATGAACTTGCTGCTTCTTTGATTTGAGTTACCTCAAGCATTCTCGAAAGAGAACTGAGAGGTTTTACATTCAAATAACGCATATGTTCTGAGAGACGATCGATCTCTTCAAACATAGTCTCATACTGACCACCAAAAAGTTGATGGAGTTGAGTAAAGTCTTCACCTACAACATTCCAGTGAAATGCCCAAGTTTTATGGAATAAAACAAAAAGCGATGACTGTGCATCACTCAAGAGTTTATAAAGTTTTTCCATTATACTCTTTTTTTATTTTTATTTATCAAGTGGGAGCAGAGGGATTCGAACCCCCGACATTCTGCGTGTAAAGCAGACGCTGCTACCGCTGAGCTATGCTCCCGTATTTAGGATGCCCACCGTTTTTATATCTTCCACCTCTACTCTTATTTGGAGGTTGAGTTTTAAGAGAGTGGCAATTTGGACAGAGAACCTGCAAATTGCTTGGCGAATGATTAAATGGGTCATCGTCAATATGGTCGATTTCTAATGGAACTTTACCAGTATGGATATTAGTTCCAGACCAACCACATTTAGAGCACTTGTGTAGTGCTTCCTCCAAAAGATAGTTTCTTACATATTGCGATAAATTGTAAGAAGAACCACCTGAAACTAAACCTTGTTTCCATTCAGTAATATACTGATTTCTTGTGTGTTCTTGTTGACATTTGTTGTTACAATACTTACCTCTTTTATGATAAGGATTGTAAGTAAATATCGTAGAACAATTTAAACAAGTAGCGGTTTGTTTCATCAGTTTAGTAGAACACTTTATTATTTATAAGGTATTCTACTAACTCCCCCGACAAGATTCGAACTTGTGACCTGGAAATTAACAGTTTCTCGCGCTACCGCTGCGCCACAGGGGAATAAGTGTAGGTGAACCAACCTACAGTTTAGAGATTGCTCTCAAGGTCTTTTATGTGCCTCTGGCTGGGAATCGAACCCAGTATCCAACTCCTTTGTCAGGGTGTCCTTACCAATAGACTACGCAGAGGAAATGGGAAGTATTAGAGGACTTCCCAGCAAGGGTGATCAATCCCTTGACCTATGAGAGTCCCATAGGATTTAGTTGGCGTCTTTCTATGCTATCTGCATAACGACTACCAAGAGCGAAAGACGAGATTCGAACTCGCAACAACCTGCTTGGAAGGCAGGGACTCTACCGTTGAGTTACTTTCGCAATGAGACAATCATAAACTATTTAAGTTAGATTGTCAAGTGTCGATGAAAGGACTTGAACCTTCATGGATTGCTCCACTGGAACCTAAACCCAGCGCGTATACCAATTCCGCCACATCGACTAGATGGAGTAAGCGTAATATACCTCAAGGATATAACAGAGGCTTACCCTCTATCTTGCTACGGCATTCTGGTTTATCTTTCCAGCGCAAGTAGCAACGACTCAGGAGGGACTTGAACCCCCGACCAACTGCTTAGAAGGCAGATGCTCTATCCAACTGAGCTACTGAGTCATTTGTTTACCTGTATATTGTATCACTCCTTAGGGCAGGTGTCAACCCATGGAGCACATAACCTCATTTCACCTCCTAATAATTTTTGAGCTTCAGAGTTATCTGGAGCTTTCTCGATCAACCGTGGCAAAGGTACTCTAGGTGGATCTGAGTCTCTTGTCAAGCGTTCATAGTCACGAATCGCTTTATCCACATCACGCTCAACCCTTCTATCCACTACACCAGGATCCTGAAGCAGTACATCGTTGATTATGGTGCCTGGGAACAGAGTCCTCTGAACCTCGTCTAGAAGGTCCCAGAGACGCTCCTGAGGCGCTCCAGTGCATTGGGAGAGGGTTGCTACGATAGCACTGAGTATGACGCTTATAAGGAGTATCTGCTTCTTATCTGGTTTCTTTTTTCCGAAGTTAAAATTGAACATAAAAAAAGAGGAGTAGCAACCACTCTCCTCTATTTATTATTCAGTTGTCATATTCTATATTTTATTGTATCAAACTTCTACCGTGATCAGTTTGGAAGCATACTCATGAGCATACGAAGTGCGGGCACCATGATGCCCCCAACCAATCCAACTATACGCATAGTCCATGTAACGATTGATAGACTTGCCAGGAGTTTTCATCCTGTCTTCAATTCGTTGCCATTGAACCTCAGTCATTAGATAACGAAGTTGCGTGTGAAGTGATGATGGAGAACCACCATACCTCTTAGCAAAATCACCCAATCCATAATATCTGTCGGCAGATGTCCATTGAATCAGTCCATAACCGCGACCGCAGTTATGCCAACTGGTTCTGCTACCACCTTCGCAAATGTTAGGAATAAAAGTTGATTCCTGACGGATATTGCCCATAATGGTAGCAAGGGCGTTTCTGTCTTTAATACCACGATCCTGGAAAAAATCCAAGGTAGCATTCTCATATTCATTACACCCTTTACAAATTAGCCTTTTCTCTTTTGGCTTTATTGGTGCAACCTCGCGGATTGCTGTCGTCTCTGGTTCAAACTCTTTAATAATTGAGTAAGGTTTTTCTTCCACTGGGGGAGGCGGACCTTGCAGTTTATAACTAGAGAAAGGCAGTGATGCCGTATTGGTTGTAACCATTGCCATAAGGGGAACGGCTACAGTAAAGAAGTTAAGCATTAAAATTAATTGAACTCTACATCCGTATAGAAAGGGGGTACACCCTTTTCTCAAAGGGCACTTTCCACGGCTCTAAATGTCACTCAAAGTCTCATTATAAGAAAACCCACCTTATGGTGGGTTATTAACATTATAAGTTTTTATTTAGATTTTGTCAATTGGTTGGATTACCGAACATCAACTTCTTGCTCATCTGTCCAATCATCATCCTCCAAACAAAGATAATTCAGTTCTTGCATTCCTTCTGGGATATTAATCCACTCATCAAATTCGGAAGCAATTGCAAGAGCATTAAGTTGATCCTCCATTCCACCATGATCTGCAAGGTGACGAATCCGATCAATAGACCAATTCCTCACATAAGGAACTGGTTCAATCTGAGTTTCCATAATAATCTTTTCGGAAGTACCTGTTGAGGATGTTGCTATTGTAGTAGGCGGGTGTTCCGTTGTCAAGTGATTCTGTGAGAACTCCGTTGACGAATAACTGTCTCGTTTCTTCGAAGTTTGTTTTGCCCTTTGTTTTATGTAATGATAAGATAGTTCGACTAAAATTTTCTCTGCCCAATTTGTCAATGTCTTCTTTAAGTTCCGGACAAGACCCATAGTATTCTTTCCAATTAGATTCTGATTTTACTTTTCGTTTTTTACCTTTTGGTGTTCTAAATTGCCAAAGGTATTTTCTACCAATATATCTCTTACCGTTTAGTTTATTTTCAATCAAATAAACAAATCCATAATGGTCTCCGATATCTTCACTTGTGAAAGGATTCCCATTATAGATCCAAGGATTATCATAGTCAATATCTATACTCATCAATAATATCTAAAACCTCATTCAGATATTTATGAGCAAGTCCTTTCATATCCATTTCTGGTCGAATATGATCTTTGTGTAATTTATCTTTTAATTTTAAAACACGAACTTTAAGTTCGTCTTTGTTTATTTGATTTTTTGGCATAAAAAAGAGGAGTGTGACCTCCCCTATCTATCAGATATCATTTAACCATTCTTTACAAAAGTCATAATCTCCAAACATAAACTCATCACATTCTGCCGCTTCTTTGTATGCGTTCAGAATTTCCTGTTCACACCATTCATCATAGTTTGAATCCTGAGAAAGTATTTTTGGTAACATCTTGTTTGATTCCACCAACTACATATGATTCTACTTCCGTTTCCTGGGGAGCAACCTGGAGACCTTTAGAAGAAATCCAGTGCTGTGTCCAAGGAAGTGGGTTGTTGTTTGCTGAAATATCGTATTGGGGTTTTAATCCAATTGCTTTAAGTCTTCTATTTGCAATCCACTCTACATATTGCTGAAGAAGTTTATCATTGAGTCCAATCATACTGCCATCTTTGAACAGATAGTCTGCCCAACGCTTTTCTTCATTAACAGCACGATCAAACATCTTATAAGTCCATTCTTCCTCTTCTTTCATAATCTTTTGCATTTCAGGATCATCACCATCTCTCCACTTATTCAGAATGTTTTGAGTAAGTGCTAGATGTTGATTTTCGTCTCTTGCGATGAGAGAGATAATCTTAGCTGATCCCTCCATAAGCTTAAGTTCACCAAAGGCGAAACTACAAGCAAAACTAACGTAGAAGCGAATACCCTCAAGAATATTAACATTTGCGACTGCTCTATAGAGTTTTCGTTTAACATCATTGATTGTTTCCTTTGCGTATGAGACTCCTTCAAGATTATGCATCCAAGCATTGGATGTACCATAAGTTTGGGCTGATTGAATGAAATCATCATATGATTTTGTAACGGTCTTAGCGCGTTCCAGAATACGCTCATCGCCAATAATAGTATCAAAAACTTCAGATGGGTCTGAATAAATGTTTTTAATAATATAAGTGTATGAACGACTATGAATCATTTCCATAAATCCCCATACTTCCATACATGCTTCCAATTCAGGTAGTGAGCAGTAAGGAATGAATGCCATACCAGGACCACGACCCTGAACAGAGTCAAGCATAATCTGATACTTCAGATTAGAAGTATAGATATGCTTTTGTTCGGGACGAAGTGTTTGATAATCTCCACGATCTTTTTGGAGAGATACCTCTTCGGGTCTCCAGAAGTATCCAAGTTGCTGAGTAGTTAATTTGTCAAAGATGGGATACTTGTATGAGTCATATCTCTGAATCCCAAGAGGTTTACCAAAAAACATTGGTTGCTTCTTGGTATCTACTTTTTCAGTATTAAAAACGGTCATTCCTTTAATTTCGGTGGTTTCTTCGGTTGAAGAAATTTTAAACTGCACAGGATTCACACTCTCCCTCCTCTACTGTACTTAACTCACTTAGCAAATCTTGAAGATTGGGTTTTTCTTCTACTACTTCATCAGTCTTAATATCATAAGTATTTTGATAGTAAGAAGTTTTCCACCCGTACTTGTATGTAGTCAAAAAGTCATTTGCCATTACAGAAACTGGAACTTCATTGTCATCATAGTTCTCTGGATTGTAACTCCAGTTTCCAGAAATTGCCTGATCAAAGAATTTTTGCATCACAGCAACAACATTAATATAACCACGATTGGACTCCATATCCCAAAGAAGCGTATAGTTATTCTTAAGAGCATGATATTGTGGAACAATTTGTTTGAGTGGTCCCTTTTTACTTTTCTTAACGGACAAGAATCCGCGAGGTGGTTCGATTCCATTTGTTGCGTTTGACACAACGGAACTGCTCTCCGATGGCATTTGTGCGGACAGTGTTGAGTGCCTGAGACCGTGTTCCAAGATAGATGCTCTAAGATTTTCCCAATCATGCTGAAGGTTTATGGATGAAATTTCGTCTACATCTTTTTTATAAGTGTCGATTGGAAGAATGCCATCTGCATACTTGGTGCGTCCAAAATATTCACAATAACCCTTTTCTTTAGCAAGTTGGTTTGATGACTTCAAAAGGTAATACTGGAAAGATTCTGACAAACCATGAACAGCATCCCATGCTTCCTGAGAATCATAATCGAATCCAAGTTTTGCCAAATAGTGTGCAAGACCAATAAACCCTATACCAAGAGAACGACGCGCC